TAGCACCAGCAGATGCAGTACCATTAGGTGTTCCACTAGCTGTACCTCTAGCATCTTCGACTTCTGGTGGGATAATTGTAAAGTTTTCTTTACCTGATCTTTGCTTAACAATAAATGCCATAAGTTCGCCATAAACATCACTTCTTTTTGCCGTAATTATTCTAGCTGTAAATCCCCATCTTTGGCCATCTATTTGTCTAGCAAGTTTCTTACCAGATACAGTTTTAGAGATAATAGTATTTTGAATTGATTTAATTCCTAAAGATTCAATTTTAGCAGAGGATATTGGAAATGCACCAGCCATTAGATTAGACTCTCCTTACCTCTTTCATTAACTGCATTATTAATTAATTGAGTAATAGTTCCTCTTGATCTAACTAATAAATCTTCAAAGCCAGATGCGTCTACTGTATTAATATTAAAATTAACTGTTGTACTTCCACCACCCGTTCCTCTAGCATTTTGAGTTATTTGACCAGTTTGGTTTGGAATAAATAATTCAGCACCTTGTTCTCCAACAACGATTGGTTGGCCTTTAGATACTGCACCACCTTTTGCAAAACCAAAAATTTTACCAATAGAACCAAATAAAGAACCACCCATATCTGCACCACCACCCATTGATGAATAAGCCATTTGTTTTCTTTTCTCAGCAGTTATTAATTTTTCAATAGCTAGTTCAACACCTTTTCTTGCAACAATTTCTATTAAGGCACTTAGAACATTTATTGCTAAAGTTCTTGCCATATTTTTAAATACATCAGTTAATTTATTTCCAGTAACAAATGCAACAGCTAATCCTCTTGACATATTTTTTATTCCATCATTAACAGTATCAGCAATAATGTCTCTAATATTTTTTGTTTTATTCTGTAATTTTTCTAAAGCATCAGAGTTTAATTCTTTAAATCTTTCTAGTGCTTTTTGTGTAGCTGATGGAATACGAACAGATAATTCATGTTCAAATTCATGGATAATTTCTCTAGTATATTCTAATTCTTCATTTACTTTTTTAATTCCTTTTTCTTCAATAGGAATTGATAATTCACTTTCAAATGGTTTGATCTCAGGAAATACTAAAGGTTTATTTCCATATTTTTCTCCAAATTCATCTGCTTTTTCTATTGCTTTTAATATTAAACCTAATCCTAAAATACCTTTTTTACCAAGCATCAAAGCACCAATAATACCAGCTTGTTTCATAACTGCTGGTAAAGTATCAAATGTTTCTTTTAAACCTACTAATTGATCTTTAACTTTAGATAAAAATGGAACTAAATCTTTTCCTAAATTAACTGCACCTATTACTGCATTGGCTAAATTTTGTCCTATTGCTGTTGCTATTTCATCTATTTTTTTTGAATTGTTTTCTAAAAATTCATCTAAATCGCCAAACTGTCTTTTTAATTCTTCAAAGAATCCAGCCTCTAATAATACTTTTTTAAAGTTAAATATTTTATCGCCAATCATTGAGAGAGTTCCCTCAAATGTATTTGCTAATTCATCTGTAGCACTTCCAAATCTTCCACCTTTACCAAATACTTTTTCAAATGCTTTTACTGTTTCTTCAATAGATACAGTTGCACCAGCTTGGAATCCAAGCATATTTCTTACACCTTTTTCTCTAAATAAATCTGCTGAACCAATACCAGCACTAAATGATCTTTGTATTTGTTCTGCTGTTGTTCTAAAATCTAATCCTGTAACAGATGCAACATTACCAGTTATCTCTAACATCTTTTGTAGATCATCAGCATTGTCAGTTACAGTTGCTAAGATACCAGAACCTGATTGTATTTCTTCCAATGAGAATGGAACTTGTGATGCAAACTTAGTCATGTTCTCAAATGCTTTTGCACCCTCGTTTGTATCTTTAAGTAAGAACTTTAATCTAACTCTTAAATTTTCTAAATTTTTTCCTGTATTAACTAAGTTTCTAATAACAAGTCCAGCACCTAAACCTATAAAAGCATTTTGAAGATTAAATATAGATTGCTTTAATCTACCTAAAGATTTTTGAACACCATTTAAAGCCTGTTTGGATTTATCTCGTGCTACTATGTCTATATTAAGTTTTTGTGCCATTATTTTAAATTCCTTGCTTCAGCTAATGATTTAGATGTTTTATATTGTTCTTGCTCTTTTTTCAAGTAGGCTAACCAAAGATTATAATGGCTAACAGGCATATCAAGAACTTGTTGTATTGTAAGATGTAATCGTTCTGCTATAACTAACAGCGACCTAACATCAGGGTCGCTATCTACTTTTTTTCTGCGTCCTCGTAATTAGTATCTGCAAGAATTTGATTAGCAATAGTTGAGATTACATTTGAATCTGCTTTTTTTCTTAATGCAAATTTATCTTCTGGGCTAAAGGCTTTAATCATATCGCCTTTTTCATTTTTAATCTGAAGTTTCATTATAAGTAAATCAACAAGAACAGTTAAGTCTTGAAAATTACTAGACTTCTTAAAGATTATATTTTTTTCTTCTAAAGTTAATGGCTCAGAATAAAAGACACTAGGATTCCCATTCTCGTCTTTCCACTCCTCAACTTCAATAGTGATAGTTTTAAGAGTTTCAAAATGAGATTTAACTCTATCAATAACTGACATAAATTAGATTATACAGTTCCTACAGTTAAAGCACCAGTTCCTTGAAATGTTACAGTTCTAGAAACGATTGCGTCCATTGAGTTGTTGATACTCATACCAGTAATAATACCTGTACCTGTGTAACTTGCATCTCCAGCAGTATTACCCTCAGGCAATAAAACAAAAGAGATAGAAGAACCAGCAGTTAAAGTTTCTTGCTGTGCATCAGTTTCATCAAAGTGCATTTCTATTGTACCTGAGAATGAAGTTCTACCAGCTACAAATGATTTAGTAGCATCAGTTAAAGCTGTATCTTCTACAACATCTCCAGTAGTTTCTAAAGTGAACGAAGTAACTTCGCCCATTTCAGTTCCACCAACTGTTACAACTCCTTCTTTTCCGTGATGTGTTGCCATGTCTTTTTATCCTTGTTAGATTTTGATTTAGTTTCTTTTTCTTGCTTATAGCCAAGTCTTAAATAATGGTCAAGGTTACTTTCGTTAATAATAACTTCAGAATTACCTTTATATAATTTAATATCTTTAGCCATAAAGTCTTTTACAATTTATCGTCTTCTTCGTCAATATCTTCTTCTTCATCTTCGTCAAATTCCTCATCATCTAAATCTTCTTCTTCCCATGACTTACTGTCATCTTCTAAAGTATTTTCTTTGATTTCTTCGATTAAGTCTTTAACTTCTTCGCATAGAATAGACTCTTTATCGTGCATCTTTTCTATTTGATCTACTTTTTTTAATATTTTGTTTAATAGTTTTTCACTCATTGTTTATCTCCTATGGTGTTCCAGCTTGATATTCGTACATACACCTAATCGTCATTCTTATTCCACCAACAGGAAATAAACTACCCTCGTCAGTTTCTACTTGTATGACTTCCGAATCAAGTGCATTACCATTTCTCGTAATATCACTTTCTATCGCAGTTTCAATAGCTGTTATTAATTCATTTCTTTTGGTATCTATATTAACTTCTGCACCTTTAACAAAACCTAGAATTACAAAATCAATAGTACCTGTTCTAGTTCTAGCACCAGAACCTAATTCAGCATCATCTCTATTTTCTTCAGATGTTTGTACTATTACTGCTGGATATTGTTGTTCAGATAATTCATCTAATATAAATGGTTGTCTAGTAGCTTTTTTAATTGCTGGGCTACTAATCGCTGAAATAGTCGATAATAATTCAGATGCTATATTTTCTCTTACACTCATATTCTAAACTTTCTTAATTCTTTTTCTACAAATCTGTTAAATGATTTCTGTATAATCTTTTCTGTTCTATTATTAAAGCCAAAAAATTCTCTATTTTTATCTCCCATCATAACTTGATTAAATAAAGCCCTTTGTCTCATTTCTGCATTATTGAAACCTAATGAAACTTTATGTTTGCCTGTTTTTTTAGTTCCTAAACTACCTAACATTCTACCAGTATAAAATAAATCTACTGATGTTGATTTACCCTCTCTACGCAATCTTTTTAAATAACCCTCAGAATATGGCTCAAATCTAACATCATTTCTATCAATACCTCTTTGTGTTTTAGTTCTAATAATATCTAATAATTGAAATCCAGCTTGTTTAACACCTTTATCAATTATTCTTGGTAATTTAGATTGTAGCCTTTTAAATTTTTTACTTATCTCTTTGGAGTTAGATTTTATCTTTAAATCAACAGCCATTATCTTTGAAGTCTATTATAGCCGTGTAAGTTTTCTCGTTCAGCAACAGAGATAGATTGGTTATCATCAGAATCATATTCTACACCATCTTCTAATATCTTTTGAAACTCAACATTGTATTGGCTCATATAATGTTCTGACATTCTTTCAAATCTGTCTTTTTCTGTCTCTGGTCTAAATTTTGCTAGTGCTGGACATAGGAACTTACCTAAGAATAAATAAACACCAGCCCTTTTAAACTGATCTAAATTAACTTTATCGTTTTCTAATTCTACTGTGTTTAAAATAGTAATATCTGTAAATACATTTTGCTTATAGGTTTGCCACCATCTAATTCTTAAATCTCTTAAAATATCGTTTGTTGTTTGTGCTAAAAAGAAAGTTGTTTGTGCGTCTCCTGATGCAATACCAAAATCAAATGCGTCAGGTTGATAATTTGTAACATCAGTTGTTGTTATAACATTTAATCCAGTAAAGTTTGTCATAGTAATTCTCCTAATTGATAGATGGGGGATTTCTCCCCCACCTAATAACTCTAATTATTAAAGAGCTGCGTCAGTTGTAACTTGGCAACCATAGTCATCTTTGATAACTCCAGTTCCGTAAGTCATAGTACCAACGATCTCAGTTGCTCTTAGAGAAGCATCTCTTTGAGTTTCGATTGAGAAGTCAGCTTTCATAGCTAGACCTAATGATTGTGGATGGAATACACCACCTACAGCATCATCATATGCGTCAGCCGCTATGTTTGCGTTTTCGAATAAATCGATTCCAAATACTGTACCAGCATAGCCATTTCTTAATGTTTCATTTGCAACATCACTCATAGCATTTGCACCAGTTGAATAACCAGCATTTGTTAAAGATTTTTTCAAGTTGAACATAGCTTTTGGAGAGAATACACCATAGTAAGGTCTTGGTACATTCAATGCTCTTAAAGTTGCTTCAGCTTTTAAAAGTAAGTCAGCAGTTAATTCAGTTCCAGCCGCACCTAAGTCATTACCAGTTGCGAATGAAGAAAATAAACCAGCTAAATCTGAGTCTACTTTTTTAGCTAATGCTTCTCCGAACAATCTTCCAATGTCAGCCGCTACATCTCTTGATGCAGAGTCTCTGCCTAGATCGCTAAGTGTAGTCATCACACCATGCTCACTCGCCGTAATTGTAGCTTCTGTTGGGTTGATTGCTGTGTTCGATAAGTCAGTTGCTTCAGCTACAGCCGCCGCACTAACTACTGGATATACAGGAACAGCGATTTGCTTACCTTGTCCAGTTATATTGTAAGTAGTAACAAGTGGTCTCATTACAGAAGTTTCCTGAAAAGTGAAAATCGCTTCTTGGATAATCTCTGTATATAGTTCTGAAACCGTTGAACTAGTTGTTTCGTTTGCCATTTTATTTACCTATTAGTTTAATTGTTAATTGTTAATTTAGGATTTAGTTTAAACCCACCTCTAGCTTTACGCATTTCTGCATAAACTTTTCTATCAGAAGGATTATTCAAATCCAAGTCGCCTATTGTTCTGG